GAACCATCTGCATTAGGCAATACCCACACTTCATTAGAAGATATAGCATCTGGAGCTTTAAAACCTACATAGTTTGCACCATTAGCTGCTAACTCTTGAAATCTAAGTTCTGTGCCATTTCCTGTACCTGTGCCGTGAGGTGCAAAACTTATACCACCTGCAGCTACAACTGCTGTAGTGTCATTTCCGTCTTCGTCATATTCTATGCTTACATCTTGATCTGAACCAAGATAAATTTTCTTATCATCTGCAATATATAAGTCACCCCATTCAAGAGATGTACTACCTATATCAGCACCACCTGAAGCATCAGGTACAATAGAAGTTTCTGCTGTAAATGTATTTGTTCTAATTCCAGAAGTGCCATTATCAATAGCACCAAATCCTGAAGTTATAGAGCCACCATCTAATGCTCCTGTAGATGTAATATTAGTTTGTGCTGCAGTAGTCAAAGTACCTGCTACATTTGTACCACTTACTGTGCCTGTAGTAGTTATGTTAGAAGATCCTGTGTCTATAGCACCAAATCCTGAACTAATAGAACCGCCATCTAAAGCACCTACAGAAGTTATGTTTGTTTGTGCGGCAGTTGTTAATGTACCTGCAATGTTACCAAAAACTACATTACCTGCTGTGCCACTAAATACTTCTGAAGAGTTTGTAGCATCTGGTATAAATGTAAATGCACTTGCAGAATCGTCATAACCAAAGAAACCTACTTTAGCCGCAGAACCTGTATGGTATCTAAATTCAATACCTCTATCTTTATTATCATCAGAGCCTGGAGCAGAGTCGCCACCTAATGTAAAAATAGGATCGTCTATAGTTACTGTTGTAGAGTTTACAGTTGTTGTAGTTCCATTAACAGTAAGATCACCTGCTACCGCAACATTAGCACCATCAAATGTTAAAGCAGTTGTAGTACCTGATTTAATAATTAAATTACCTGAAGTATTAGTAGCACTACCAAATGTAGTACCTGCATCTTTAAATAATATATCTCCACCATCAGCGTCTAAAGTAATGTCACCTACTGCATCAATAGTTACTGCACCGCTAGATGCAATATTAGCAGAGTCTACACTAGCATAGTTACCCATGTAAGCATGAGAAGAACATTGATAATATAATGTACTTGGAGTTTGATCTGTAACTGCAATAGTTGTGTGAGCACCTGCAGTACCAGGCGTACCACTAGTTGTGACACCAGTTGTATAAGCTATAGTTTTAGCAGCATCTAAATAAAATCTTAACGGATGTCCACTATTACTAGAATCTGCTTGGTCAAATTTATAAAAATACTCTGTAGAAGATGTAACACTATCTGCACCATGTAATTTAAGAGCAGGAGATTCTACACCATTTAAGAAGTATCCACTAGAACTACCATCTCCATTATATGGATGTGCAGAAGTTTTAGAAGCTACAGTAACTGTAAATACTACTGGACTACCTGTAGGACCATATATGCCTGCTGAAGCATCTGCAAATAAAATGCCTACATCTGTTATATCTTTACCTTGTGCATCTAAGTCACCGCCTAGTTGTGGAGTTGTATCTTCTACAACATTAGATATAGCACTTGATGTAGCGAGACCTGATACTAAAGTAGATCTAGCTACTTTTTTCAACCCACCACCAGAGGTATCTACAGCTAATAAAACATCATCATTAGCAATACTACTTATTTCAGATAAATCTCCAACAGCAGTAGGCTCAAAGTCTGTACCATCTGCTATAAGAAGTTTGCCTGCAGTATTAGAAGCCATGGCTAATTTACCATTTAAGGTAAGTGTAGTACCATCAAATGTAAGATTTGCTTCACCGTCTAATTGTGTGGTTGTTGAAGCTACAGTTACAAGTTCATTTTCTGTAGCATTGTTTATAGTAGTTCCAGAACCAAATGATAGAGTACCAGAGCCATCTGTTTTAAGAACTTGATTAGCTGATCCATCTGATGTAGGTAATGTCATAGATGTAGAACCAAAACCTATTGCATCTAAGTATGCTGTGCCATCTACATATATATCTTTTATTTCTTTGGAAGATGTACCAATATCTACTGTATTGTCAGTTACAGGAACTAATGCACCTGCACTATTTAATTCTAAATACTCTGTTAATGTACCATTTAAAGAAGTAGAGAAAACGATTTTAGCATCTTGTGTTGATGCTGTTGCAGTAAATGATTGTTCTTTTTTAACTGCTATTTTAGCAGCATCTACTGTGTTACCACCTGTATCTTCTAAATCAAATCTAAGAGAAGCTATGCCTGTTGTATCTGCAGCATCACTTTCATTTCTAAGAACAAGAGCAACAAACTCTCCATCGTTATCTTGAGTAGATAGCAAAGATGCACTACCTACAGGTTGTACTTTTATATCTTCACCAGAGCTGCCAAAGAAGAAAAATCCATTTACATTTATATTACCTGCTAATTGTGTAAGACCTGAAGCAGCAGAAATAGAATCATCTACATATACTTTTCTTGCAGCATCGCCATCGGCAGTAGGTGCAGCAAGACCAGTAACTTTATTACTACCCATAGCTAAATCGCCACTCATTGTTGTAGCAGCAAGAGTATCTATATTAGCTGTGCCATCAAGAAATAAATTTTTAAATTCATTTGATGATGTGCCTAGATCAATATCGTTATCAGTAGCAGGTTTTATTACACCATCAGCAAAAGTAACTTGAGCAGTGCCTCCTGCAGTAAATGACATTTCATCCGTGCCTGAGAAGAATAAACCTTGGTTTGTATCACTAGCATTTGTAATAACAGGAGCAGAAGCTGATCCATCTGGTAATGTTAATACACCTGCACTTAATGTAGCACCTACATGTACTTCAAGAGTATCAATATAGGCAGTTCCATCTATATAAAGATCTTTAAATTCTAGTGAGCTAGTTCCTAAATCAATATCACTATCTGTTACAGGAACGATTGCTCCATCTTGTATTCTTATTTGTTCTACTGCAGAAGAAGATACTTCTACAAAAAAACCATGTCTATTATTAGATGTATCTACTTCTATTTTATTAAGTGCATCTACATCTGCTAGTATACCAACATAAGCACCCTCTGTTGATGAGCCATCGTGATTATGGCCTCCACTAAATGCGAATGCTGCTAGTAGTGCATCGAACTCACTGTTCAGTGGTGCGGCTGTGATTACCTCACCATCTGCAATACTACTTGAACTTTGTCTTGCGTATCCTGCCATTATCTTACTCCTGCCTCTCCGTATTGTACTGCAAATCCAAAAATGGTATAGGGATTTGCTGATGCTGTTGTGACAAACTTAAATTGTATAGCGTGTCCTGAACCTTGTATTGCTTGTCGTATTACTGGTTTAGTAGCACCCCCATACACAAAACCTGCTGTATTATAAGGTGTTTGTGTATCTCTATATTCTGCATAACCTCCTGTTGAATCTATTGTATAATCATCAGGACTAGAAAAATCAGAATCTAACCAATCATAGTCTGCTGTTACCAAAAATGTATTGTCTCCTTCTGGTCTAGTAAATACAGTTATCTGTGAAAATATTTTTCTTTGTTCTGTATTACCAAAATCTAAAAAGGGTGATTGAAATGTAGCAAAAACATTATCATCTTGAAATGTTCCACCTTGCTCATGTCTATATACGTAACCACTGTAATCACCATGTAGCACGTATTCATCATCTCCTATAAAACCACTAGCTGTACAATTAGCTTGAAACCCTCTTAGTTCACTAAACTCCCAACCTGTTCTTTGATCTGAAGTTCTTAATCCTCCTAAGAAACCTCCTGTATTTTTTGCAGTCAGTGTGCTTTTACCAAACAAATATCTAAACTGAGATTTCTCTCTTACTACAGTAGCTACTAATTGGTTAAAATTAAAATCAACATCTATTAATTGTAGTGTTTGTTGAATGTTTTTTGATATAGTAGCTAATTCAATATCACCTATTCTTTCTGTACCTTGTATTGTTCTTATACCATCTGGTGCTAAAAATAATACATCACCACCTATTTCTACCACACTATCGCTTGCTACGCAACCAACACTAGTAGATACTTCTTCGATAACAAAAGAATTTATACTATCTCCTGTTAATTTTCTTATATCAGTTTTACCAAAAATATAAAGGGCATCTCTAAATCGTTTTAATGCCATTATATCAAAACCAACATTTATACTTCCTGCCCCACCTGCAGCACTAAAATCGCTGTCACTATTTGGTGCAGTAAATATAAGTAACTGCGGTTTTTGACTCATACCTGCAAAAAATATTCTGTTTTTATATGTCTCTGCAAAAGATGCATTATCTACATCTGATGAGCCATTTAATTTAGTCCATGTTGTATCAACTAGTCTCATTGGAAAGTTAATACCATCTGTTAGAATAAGAGATTTATTTCCTGTAAAAGAATGATTTAATCCTCTTACTCTTACTACATTAGTTGCAGATTGTCCTGCTGTTAAACTTGTTGTAGACCATCCTACACCTGAAGCATATTTAAGAACATCATAATCTGTACCTGATGATTCTTGTCTTGCTGCATATATATTGTCATTATATATAAACAGTCCTAATAATGCACCTGTGCCTGCAGGTCTAGTGTATGTTGCGTCTAAATATTTATAACCACTTATTCTTCTATAACCACCATAAGGCGATACTTCAAAATTAACAAGTTTTGTAGCAGAACCTGGTGCTGTATCACTTAAAGTTAAAAAGTCTTCGTTTGTGTACAAACCTCCTCTACAAGGTATTTTGGCTACTGCTAATCTATCAGTCATTGATCACATGCGATACTCTAGTATCCCTCATCCGTATGTAACGATTTATTAAGATAGTTCGCATTTTTTCTATACCCTCATCAAAGTTTCTTCTTGATAATGCTGCTAATTCTGCATTATCTCTCATCATATACAAATGATACATAGTCCCATCAATCAAAGTATTTTTAAATTGTGATGAAACTTCTGGGACATCTGTAGCATTACTTAATTCTGTAGCTGTTTTAAAATATGTGTATTTAACCACATATGCTTTATCTGGTGTAGGACTTACACCTAGTTTGTAATCTGGTGTTAGATAAACAAATCTAGGAGTATCAAAATCTCCTGAGTCTCTTTGTTCATCTCTTTCTTTATATCTATCAATATATTCTTGATAGGAAAGAGGAGTTAAATGTGTTTCTTCTACATTTAAATCGTCATTTCTATCTATTAAAACTGTATCAATATCTATTTTTAAAAAACCTGTAGTTAAAGAATATTCTTTTGTACCGGCTGTAAGTGTTTGGCTTGTTTCTGCATAAGCAAAAGGCCATTCTTGTTCAGACATAAATATATCTCTTTGAGAATTATTAACTGCATCTTTTGCTAATCCTTGGATTCCTACTGCACCACCAAAGGTTGAGCTAGTTAGTTGCACTTCATTAATTCTTTTTAATGCTTCATTTGTAATATCTAGATAATTATATGCCATATTTTATTTGTAGGGGAAACGGTACATACCTATCTCCCCTACTCCTAAGTAGTAATTTATGCTAATAAATCTCTGTCTACTTCATCTCTTCCTGTTTGTTGGGAAGAAATGTCTAGACAAACTGCATAAACTCTCAGTACTCCACTAACACAGTTAGTATCAGTAGCAGAAATAGTCACATCAATAGTGTCTGCACTTGTTTGCAGAGCAGTAAATGTGTTTGCTGCACCTGTGTTGATAATGTTAGCTTGACCATTAGAACCTGCTGCAAGGTATCCAGTTGATGTTAAGTCACCACCGTCTACAATGTCATCACCGCCACCGAAGTCAATATCAGCAGCAGCAGAGCCACCTGTAAACGCTGTAGTTACATTAGCACCTGCTGTTAATACAATAGTATTAGCAGGAACTTCTAGTAATTGAAAGACATCACCACTAGTAACATTAGTAAATGTACCATCTGAAACTAATTTAGCAATATCTAGTTCTTTTTCTATAACATAAGCACCTGGATTTACACTAGCAGGAAAATTGGTGTTAGAATCAGCACTAACGCCTGTAGTGGATTTAGCTGTTAAGTCAAAAGTTGCCATAAGTTAATCTCCTTTACGCTGCGTTATATTTAGCTGTTACGATTGCTTCAGGTCGAAGAATCTTTCTTCCATACATTTGCATTCCTCTGACGATATCAGCGAATGAATCAGGATCTCTGTAAGATTCAACTTTATTAATTTGTGAAGCAGTAGCAACTGCTGAACTATGTCCACCAACAATCGCACCATAGTTAGAGTTTTGGTTTGCTGAACCAGAGGTTGCAGGACCAGTTCCAACTGAAGGTAGGTTGCTTGAAACATATACATCGAAACCATGCAATTGACCAACTGCAAGACCACCTTCTAAATCTCCTTTATTTCTAAAGTCGTTATTTAAAAGTCTTGAGTCTTCGTCTGCAAGAAGTTCCATGAACACTGGATCTACTACGAGCCATCTTCCGTCTTTATCAACTTGTTGTTGATCAAGAAGTCTAGCCATTCTAGCAATAACCTGTAAAGGTGTAGCTGTAGCAGTTGCAACTGCTGTTGCACCTGGTAGCCTTACTGCTAGTGGGATTGAATGATCCCCTGCTGAAGAAGTTGTAATGTTTCCAAAAGAATCTTTTCTCAACTTCATAGATGTTAGCAATTCATCAGTTCCTGCAGTGCCAACAGCTTTAGTTCCAGAAACAACATCGTTTACTGCTCCTGCTGCTGTGCTTAATGAGGACTGTTTGTATCCTGCTAAGTATCCTAGTACTTCTTGGTCATATTGATCACGGAGTCGATAGCCTGCACGATCTGATGCCATGCTTTCAAAATTAATATGAGAATGAGCTTCCTCAATGTCATCTATTTTAAAAGCAAAGTAATTTGCCTGATCAACAACTAGAGTAAAGTCTTCATCGTCTATATCTTGTGGAACGATTTGAGTACCTCTAGCATATTCTTTTACAGTTATTTCAGGCTCTTTGATGATACGAACTGTGTCACCAAAGTTTGTAATTTCTCCAAAATAGTCACTATTAGTAATGGATTCAGTAACAGAACTCTTACGAAATGCTTGCTGAACCTTTTGACTGTAAATGACTGGAGAGAAATTACCATTAGGTAGGTTTTGATAACCTGACGCTACTTTAAAGGCCATTTTGTATCTCCTATAATATAATTAAGGGCCAACAAACGATAACTCGACATCGTAAGGGCTGATAGTTTTATGGGTGTCTATGCCTAGAGGCCATAATATCAGGTAGCCTGATTTGAATTTCGTTTGATAAAATGTAGGGTGGGAACGTGTCAAATACATTTGACAATATTCGGCCTACTACGAGTGTAGTATATACGTTACATATATATACAAAAAATAGGTTTTGTCAACCTATATCTATTGTCTAGCAGCTCCGCTTATATCATAAACAAAGTTACCAGAACGAATCGCATCAGCAATAGCTTGTTCATTTGCTGAATATTCTTGTGATGTCATTTTAGCTACATCAGATTCTTTAATAGATTCTCCTACTGAAGCTGTATCAGATGGTTGTGATCCACCTTTAACAGAAACATTGTGAGCAGCAGACTTAGAAGATTTTCTTTTCTTCTTAATTCCTTTATCTGCTTTATATAAATCTATAGCACGAGCTGCAGCTTTTGCATCTGTTTCGTTATCATATAATGCTGTTTGAATATAATCTGGTTGTTCATCTGCCCAATCGTGAAATGAAGGATCATTTCTAATTTCTTCAAAGTCAGGATGTATTGATAATAACTCTCTTTCAGCTAGCTCTCTAGATGTTTTTAATTCTTTTTGAGTTAAGTTTTCTAATCTATCTTCAATGTTTTTATTCATTTCTTTAGATTTTTTAATAGCGATTGTTTCAATAATCCTAGCAACATCTGGATATTCAGCAGACCATGCATCTAATTCTTCATCAGTTTTAGGTAACTTAATCTGTTTTTCTGTCGCTTGTGATAACTGTTGCTTTAATGCGGCAATTTCTTTATCTTTATCGTCTGCTTGTTTTTGAGCATGTCTTCTAAGATCTCCATATCTTTTCTTAAAAGACTCCTCTTCTGGAGTAGTAGCCACTTCTTCTACTTCTTCAGTAGCAAGACCATTAGCTTCCTCTCTAGCTTTTAACTCTTCTTCGGCAGCAAGTTCTTGAGTTGTTGGGTCAAGTCTTTTATACCGAGTTGGTTTTTTCATTATTGTGTCACCTGTTTTTTCGTCTTTGGTAACTTTGACTTCTTCATTAGTTTCTGACATTTTAGTCTCCTTGTATCAGGGCAACCAGTAGCTGTTTACACAGGGTGATTGGTAGCCAATACGCAAAAGTTACATACCTCGATAACTTAATCCTTGGTATTGATTTCGATTATGCACAGGTTTTATCTTATCATATAATGTAAGAACAGTTGCTAATTCTTCACCTGTAACTCTTGCAAACTCCTTCTGTTGAAATCCTTGTAATATATTTCTTTCTTGTTCTGTCAATACTGCTTGACTATTTGATCCTGACATTGCAGGTTTATATGTGGTTAAAACATTTATTTTATCACGATACTCACCTATCTTATCAAATGTTGCATACCCTTCTCCTCCTGCAGCTTTATCCGCCAATGCAAACATAGTAAGAACATTTATATCATCATTAATTTTATCCATTAATTGTGTGACTGAATCTTCTCCTGTAAAACCTTTTCCTACTTGTCCTGGACCATGTAGTAACTTGTAATCGAGATCTTTTTTATGATACTTGTACATACCTAATTCATCATAGCCTTCAACATAACCATAACGAAGACCTTCTCTATTACCTACATCGATAAATAATTCTCCACCTATATTAATATCTAACGATTCTTCTAAAGAATTAACATATGACCCTACACTAGACACTATAGATTTAGCACCATTAATATTTTCGTCACTTCTTTTTTCAGTCCAAAAACCACCTGATAAAATATCATCTGCATTATATTCTGGATTATCAAAGTTATATGCAGCTTCCCCTACTTTATTAGAAGGAGGACCACTAAATGCTTCTACTAATCCTGCAGCTAGTGCTACAAAAGCTAAAGGTGTTGCTGCACTGGCTAAAGCCTGCCCAAACGCTGATTGAGCTACTGCACCAGTAAATACTTTTCCTCCAATAAGTGTTCCAACAGATGCTCCTAATCCTGCAACGTTTGCAACACTAGGTCCATTTTCTATAATATCATATAGTGATAGTCCCGCACCCACTGCAGCTAAACCTGTTTTCCAATTCCATACACCAGTTGTTTGAGTTCCTGGGGGTAGTTGTGAAGTAGTTGGATTTTGTCCTAATTGAACTGACTTTCCTGCATTAAGAGCATCAGCGTTAGCTTTAGTTATTTCAGCAACAACCGCTTGTCCACCTGAATCTGTAAAACTTGCAAAATATTGTTCTGCACCTGGTGCACCTCTTACAACAACAGAAGCACCTTTAGGTATATTACCTAAATAAGATCCATAAGAAAAAGCATTACCTGAAGCTAGGGCAGCACCCACAGTATCTGCTGCTGATAGTGTTGTAAGTATTTCAGAACCTGGGGCTGTTAGTATTCCTGCTGAAGCCGCAGCAGCTTTATCAAATCCTAAAAATCTTCCTACAGGATCAAATATATTGTTTCTAGCCCAATTAAAAACTGATTCTGTTATTGCACCATCAAAAAATAATTTATCTAATGCTGCAACAGTTGTAACACCTGTTAATAATTTTTCTGTAGTGCTTGGTTTTGGTATTCCTCCGCTACCACCTGGACTTACGCCAAAGCCAGGCATATTTTCTAAATCAACACCAGTATAATTACCACCTACAATATTTTGTGTTCTAGGACCTTGTGCTGTTATTTTTGTATCAGGCATGGTTGCCCTATACTCTTTTCTTTCAGGTGTTATCATAGTGCCTTTAGTAGGATCATCTCTGTCAGGTATGGTTATAGATTTACCTCTACCTGGTCTAAGCCTTGGAAAATTATCTTCAGGAATTGGTTGTATTTTTTTTACTTCATCTGGTTTTATATCTGTCGTATCAACCACACCACCTTCTTGTAGATTTACACCTCTACCCATAAGAATATCTTTTTGTGTTATCTTACCATCACCACTTAAATCAGGAAAGCCACCTTCTTTTAAATCTACACCTCTACCTAGTAAAACATCTTTACGTGTTATTTTACCATCACCACTTAAATCAGGAAAGCCACCTTCTTTTGCAGAAAGCATTTTAACAGTTTGTACTTTTATTGTATCTTTTTCTTTGTCTTCTTTTTTATCTTCTTTTTTATCCTCCTCTACAGGAATACCATTCTCATCAACTTTCTTTAATTGGCCTTCATTTTCTAATCCTTTTAATCCAAGTAAAGCAGATTGACGTAAAGATTCATAAGTAGATAAACCATGATAGCGAACCACATTAGCAGGCACAACTAATTCACCCTCAGATATCTGAGCAGGTATATCATCAGCTACTTCTTTTTCTGTAGCACCAAGTGTATCATCATCGTTTTCAGTTAGTCCGCCTTCTGCCATTTGTGGTTTTTGTTCAGGCATTGGAGTTGCAGGCGTTGGAGTTGTTTGTTCTGCTGCTGTTTCCAGTGCTTTTGTTTTCATATTTTCCAATCTCATTTTAGCAGATTCTATTCTTCTATCTAAATTAGGTTTGCCTGGTTTAAAGA